TTCGCCGTGCAGCACCTTGCGCCCGTCGTCGACCTGCTTCTCTTGCCACTTCTGGCCGTATGGGTCAGTTTCTTGCCGGAATCCCTCGCGGACCAGATCTATAGCCTCTTTGCCCATCGCACTAGATAGGGCCTGCATGAGCTCCGGTGTGCTGTGCAGCAGAGCCATCATCTGCGATGTGGTGCCGTCGGTGCGAACGCGAACGTTCACCAGCCCCTCATGGGTTGGCTAGTGACTCGCGCTCCGCTGGGGCCGCTCCCGCTCGCACCCGGCGTAGGGGATGAGTCGACGATTCCCGGTGGGCTGATGACTCCGCCACCAACGCCCTTGAGCCAAGCAATGGCTCTGGTGTAGGCGGCCATGATAACGTCATCTTGCCCGGACGGCTGCCACCCGGAGGCGTCCAGGAAGGACACGATCGCCAGCTTGGCGACGTGCAGCCGGAGCGCGTCGCCCCAGCTGACCAGCGGCATCGAGTACCGGTTCGCCAGGTACCCTTCGGCCTCATCTGTGGCGGCCAGACATGCGTCCGTCTGGCTCTCCACCGTGGTCTCGAGCTCCTCAAGCACAACGCTAGGTAGCCCGAACCGGGGAAGGTCTGCCGGGGTGCAGTAGAGCTGGTGGGCGATGGCTGTCACCCCAGCTACGACGCCGGATGTGCCAGAGTCCAGCGCCCACAACGCCCGAACGAACCCCTTCAGACCCCCGGCGGTCAGCCCGTAGTCACCCGCAGCGTTGGCGCGCAGACGTGCTACCACAGACCAGTTGTCTACCCCGCTGGAGCTCGTCTCGATGTGGATCGACAGCCCGCCAGCTGTAATCGCGGTCAGCCTCAACGTCACCCGCGCGCAGGCGCGCCCAGATGTGACGTCGAACGGATCCCCTGCTCCGTCGACGTAGATCGACGACTCGGGCAGCAGGGTGATGGCTAGCGGGCTTGCCATGGATTAGGCGATCGATCGGGAGATCAAGAACCAGGGTCCGTAACCCGCGTTGCCTCGGGCATCGACGCCGTAGAGGAACTGGCGAGCGTGGAACACGTTGTCGTCCGTCAGCGCGTCCTTCGCGACGAAAAACGGGCCCTTGCGACGCTGGAACACCAGACCCTTGATTGGGCGCGTGGTGTCCGCCAGATACCACGTGGTAGCAGCGTTCGACAGTTCGGGGATCACCAGCACATTCGCCTGGTTTCTCTGAACGTTCGTGGCTCCGGACGATCCGTACTCAGCCACGACGATCACGCGCGCTTCATCCTCAAGCTGAGGAGGGACGATCAGAAGGTTCGGGCGAACCCCAATCGGTCTGCCGCCTTCTCCGGTGTAGGCCATCATCGCAGCCCGAGCCGCAGCGAAGTTGGTACCAGTGAGAGCCGAACCCGTGAAGTTGTTCGACTGATTCCCGGCCGGATTCAGTGGGTGGGTAGCCGCAAAGTGAGCGACCCCATCGAAGCCGATTCCGGTTGTGCCAGCCTGGAGCACCGTAGTGAGGATCGAGTCCGGCCACTTCGCGGACACGTCGCCCATGTTGCTCATGAGCGGGTTGTAGATGCCCAGCTGGTCGTCTTCGATCTTGTCTCGATCGACTCCGATGGTCAGCTCGAACGGCTTGTTCTTGAGCGTGTAACTGTGCTCGCTCAGGTTCTGGAGGATCCTCGGACCGAGCCACTCCCTCATTTGGGGAATCTGGGCCATCCACCCGTAGTCGTTCTCCGAAGTCGACGACGGAACAACCGTCGAGATCTGCTCGTAGAACGTGGTGGCACCAGCGTAGGCGGATTGATAGAGCGCACTGAACCCGACGCGCAGCGCGTCGAGCGATGTCTTGGTAATCAGCATCGTTTGACTCCATGCAGAGAGCAAACCCGTGCGCTCTTCGGTCGGCTTTCGCGGACCGGAAACGCCAAGCGGCTCCCCTATGTTAGGTCTGTATTAGAGAGGGTTGACCGACACCCAGACGCCAGACGCATCCACGTCCACGATCTTGCCGGCAACGCTACGGGCCGCCGATCCGTTGGTCAGCGCAACCGTTTGGTCGTCGACCATGTAGCAATTCGCGCCGATGTCATCTTGCGCGATGGCATCAGAGCTGCCGCTGTTGTCGTAGCGGAACACGCCGGACCTGCACGGCGGATAGTAGACCTCGCTCGCGTCGACCGACTTGTATTCCTCGCATCGACCGATTGCGATGCCAGTAGTGGATGCAGCGGCAGGCTTGATCCGCTGATCGTTCGTGTCGAACATCAGCAGCGCGCCAGCGTAGAAGATGTCGCTCTGAACTGCCCGATAGCGCCCCATGGGCTGAGCGAACGCAGAGTCCATCTCAAGAGTATTGCGATTGTCTATCAGTACAGCCATTACGCCACCCGACCTTCCTGCTCGGCCTTGATGCGCTCGAGCATTTTCGCCTCGGTGATACCGAGAGCCGCGGCCACCGCCTTGTGCTCAGCGGACAGCGTGAGTGTTTGCTCCGTCGGAGCGTGCGTGGGGCCTGCGCCAGCAATGACGGCAGCGCCGCCCTCGTAGGTGGCAGCCAGCTCGACCAGTTCATCGACGGTCTTGCAGGCCTTGCGCGCGAATGCGTGCATCCCGGGTGGCAGCTTGCCAGCAGTGGACAGCTCGACGATCTTCGCGTCGATGGTTTGGGCGAGCTTCAGCGCCTCGTGGTCAGCAGTGAGCTTGACCAGCTTGGCCGAGTCGGTCTTCCAGGTTTCGATCTTGCTGAATGCCTCGACCAAGGAATCGGCTCCGGACGCCGCGAGGAAGGACTGCTCGAAGGCGCTGAGTCGCAGCGCCCGGGACAGTCCCTCGGCCTCAATCTTGACGCCCAGAGCCTTGAGAATCTCTTCTAGCATCGGGTTTCCCTCATGTGTGATCACCGGATCGGTATGATCCGTGATGTCAGCGACCAGAGGTTTCTGACCCCGTGTCGCAGGAATGTTGGTGAGCGCGAAATTGACCACACCGGTCAGCTCGCGCGTTTTCTGGTCAATCGAGACGGCCGGCGAGAAGAACCGGAACTTGCGCGAGGCAAGCAACTCGGCTCCCTCTGGTGTCCAATCGATGTCGCTCGCGTAAACCCCGTCTTCGCGAGCGTCGAGCCTCCACCAGGCCACGCTTGCGTGGCTCTGTGGGGGCGAGAACGGGTTCAGCATCCCGTGGGCGATGTCGGTCGGAAGCAGGTCCCTGCCGTCTGTTTCGGCTGCCAGCTTCACAACTTCCCGGGCGTGCGCGTTGTACACGACATCGCCCTTTTGGGTCTTCGTGCGGCCCAGACCGAATAGCTTAATTTCCCTCGGAGGCCCACCGCTTGCGTCGAGTGCCACCGACAGGTGGAGAGCGATGAGCCCGCCGGGTAGGTCCGTGGCGTGCGCGAGGTTCACTTGCGCAGCTCCTCGACCACTCGAGTCCTGGCTGAGTCAACGGTCCACGAGTCCACGGCGCCGCCGAAGGTCTCACTGGCAAGCGTCTTGACGCGCTTCTCCGTGGCCTCACGGTGCTTCGACTCGACCGAACCAGACGCCAGTTTGCTGACCAGCATCTGAATCAGGGTGACGTTAGTCAGGTTCCTGACCGGCAATGGGCTAGGTTGAGCTTGGGGCTCCGCCGCGCGCCCGGGTTGGGGCTTTTGGGGTTGCTGCATAATATTGCTCCGCGCAAGTGGCGCCGATTCCCTGTGCGCCTGGGTCAGCGGCTCGCAGGCTGCGAGCTGTGGTGGCCATCGCGTCGGCCGGGTGGTAGTGATCCAAGATGGCAAAAGAGATGCAACTCGACGGGAAGCCAATCACAGCCACAGAAGTCGAGACACTGAGCGAGTACGATCGCCAACGAGTCGCCGTGATGGGAGAGCTCGGGTGGTATCGACCGTACCGGTTCTGCGCCCCGCTCGATGACGAGCCAAGGCTAGGGTTCCGCCCCAGTATCTAGTCGAGCTCCTCGAGCTCCATGATCCAGTTTTCCTCGAACTCACCGTCAGCTAGCTGACGCCCAGCCTGGTGATTGGTTCTCGTTCTGCGGACGACTTTCCATTTCGTGTTGCCGTGCATCAGGAGCTCAACTTCTTGCTCGAAGTCAGAAACGGCGCACATTGGGACCGCCTTCGTCTTGCGCTTCGAGAATTTGAAGACGACAGAGTGACCTAGGTGCGGCTCCTTAGCCGTAATCGACGGCTCTGCAAAGCCTTTGGCGATCGAGTACATCGCAGAAGATGAGCTTGGTTTACCCTGCAAATCCACTTCATCGTGTCCGAGGAATCGGTGCAACGTCTCGGTACTAAGGTCGCTGATACCTCTATAAGAGTCGGCAATCGCCCCGTCTGGGCTCGCCCAGAACGCTCGCTCGAGGTCCGTCGCGTACTGCATTGCGTCCCGGCAATGCTCCATGGAGTACTCCATGGTTTCGGCTTTCCCGGCCCTATTCATCGCAGCGTTGCGGCGCTTAACGATCTGCTGGAACGAGTACTTTCCGCTCGAAATATCACGGATCGTGGCGTCAGATCCGTTGGAGAAGTTGAACACAGCTTGAATAGCCGAGTCATCGAAAGCCCCGGATTCTTTGAACGCTACCCGCGCTTCCCTGCGGTAGGTTTGAACTTCATCGACCTGAGCTCTAGATAGCCCCCAGTAACCTCGCTCGCGCTCCGCAACCACGGATTCATCGGTGATTGGCGTGGACTTTCGCAAGGCAATCGCCTTGTGCCTGACCGCCGCCTCGTTTATCGGGTCATCCAGCAGATCCGGAACGATCCGATCGATCTTAATCTCTGCCTTGGTCGTGGGTTTCGGTCGCGGGAGTGGAGCCGGTTCGACCGGATGCGACTCCATGCGCGCCCTGCGCATGAGATCAGCCTTGGCGCGCGCTGCGGCTTCCTCAGCCTCCGCGCGTTTCGCGGAATCACGAGCCGCCTTCTCAGCGGCGAGCCTTTCGGATTCAGCTTTCGCCGCAGCCTCGGCGGCGGCACGCTCCTCGGTGAGCTTGGCTTCTTCTGCCCTTCTTGCTTCTTCGGCGGCCACCTCTCTGGCGGCTTGCTCCTCAGCCTCACGGGCAGCCGTTGCAGCCCTCTGCGCCTCAGCCTCTGCGGCGGCCTGCGCCGCCTTCGCCGCCTTGCGAGCGACAAGAGCCGCCCTTGCAGCCTCCTGCTCGCGCTCGATGGCCGCGGCCTGCTCCTTGAGTCGCTGCGCTCGCTGCTCCCTAAGGAGAGCGTCTGCCAATGGGTCCGGTGCCTGCGCCTCGGCTTCAACCTTCGCGCCGAGTTGACCAATCAGGTCGGCATCGCGCCCGTTACCATCGGGCATCCAGGGGCGCGAAAGCGCCGGGCTGAGCCCGAATCCTTCCTGAGCCTCGGCCTTGATCGGCTCCTGAGACACTCCGCCGCGCCGCTCGGCCTCCGAAGCACGGATGCAGCGGAAACCGCTCTGGCAACCGTGGTGGTTCGGCGGATAAACAACATCCACCCGAGGGTCATCGGCGCGGAAAATCTTCCCGTCGAGCTCGGTGCAAATCTCGCTTGGGCAAGGGGTCGGGCGGACGGCGTCAAACAGCCAGTAGGGCCGGCGTGCCATCACCTCCGGGTCGCGCATCTGCTGGTAGCGCCCAGCGTTCAGCGCGGCAGTCGTGGCGTTTCGGTAGATCAGCCTGATTCTGTGCGGGGGCTCGACTCCGCCCCACGCCTTCAGTAGCTTCGGACGGACCTGCTTCCTGAACTCCTCGAATCCAAGCCCCTGGTCGCTGGCCGCCCGAAGCTCCGTGAACACGTCATTGACGACGTCAAGTTGCGCGGCGCCAGCGACCCAAAACGCTCGAGCTCTCGCATCTGCCGGTATTTCGCGCCTGGTACCCTCATCGACGACAGTGCGCGCAAGCAGCCAGTCCGCGGATTCGTCGAACCGCTGGTGCTCCGCAGTAGCCGCCCACATCACACGTCTTGGAGTACCGTTGCCCTGCCGGCTAGGTTGCTCAGAATGATCGCCTTCTGCGTCAATTCCGCGAGCTTCGCTAGGCTCATTCCCGAGTAGGCGCCGCGCAGTCGAAGTGCCAGCTCGTCGTAGTCCTTCGAGTCGTCGATGAGCTTCAAAACCGTGGCCAGATCGTCGGCCAGAAGCGCATGGGCTCCGCCTGCGTAGTCGTCGGCGATTCGCGAAGCGAACTCATGTCCCTCGATGAATCCCCTGGCCTTCGCCGCTGAGTCTCCGGAGGAGAGGGTCACCGACTCGTCCTCTTCTGGTTTTTTCGGATCCTGTGGATCCTCCGGCTCTGCGCCTTCCTCTGGTTTCTCTGGGTCTTCAGACGGCGGCGCCGGAATCGCTGGTTTTTCCTTGCGCACCAAGTTAAGACCGTAGATTTCAGCAAGCTCGTCGACGTTCGAGACCTCGTAGCCTGCGGTATCTACCGCGGCCAAAGCCTTCCCGAATCCCTCGGTGGCCGCCGCAAGTTTCACCAGATCCGCCCCGCCCTCGGTCTTCCATTTCGGCCACGGGACGTCTTCTTGCTTCGCCGCGTAGTTCAGTGCGCACACGGGCCACGCGAACTGAGTTCGGAGTACCGTGGACAGCTTCTGCGCGTCTCCGCAGGCCTTCCCGGTGAGACCGGAATCGTGGGTCTCGGCGGCGGAGCGTGCGCCTTGGTCGACGACCTCAGTCCCAAGGTTTCCGCCAAGGAAATGCACCTGGATCTTGCGGTCTGCGCGCTCCAGAAACTTCTGAAACGACCCAGACGACAGGTCCTTGGCCTCGAGCAGCTCAAGGTCAAAACCTAGCTTCTCGTCGACTCCGAGCCCCTGGGGTAACTGAGCCGTGACCTCGGAGCCCAGCTCTCGGATATCGTCCCAGAATGCGTCCTTGTCCTCGTTGTCAGCGACAACCGGGATCTTGGCCTTGACGATCGGCAGCCCGTGCCGTTCGTTGTACCGATTCCAGTCGCGGAAACAGAGGTTTTTGCCGAGCCACTGGAGCCCCATCGGGCGAACGCTTCCGCGCATCCAGCCGCGGGGCCCCTGCTCGAACAGGATGAACTTTCCGTTGCCTGGCTCAACTACCTGGAGCCCTTCCCTGGCCTGGTAGACGTACCTGGATAGTGTTTCGTCGAACCGGCAGAAATGCATCGGGAGAGCGCGAATCCTGGGGGTCCATCGATTCGCGCCAGTGGTCCAGTCGACGGTCAGGAGCCCGGCCCCAAGCATGCGCCTCCAGCGCCACGCCTCCGCCAAATCCTCCTCGGGGCACCACTCAAACCAGTACTTTTCGAGTTCCTCGACAAGCTTCGCGCTTGCTGGTACTGGCGCCTTGGTAGCGCGCTTCGAGCCAGAGCGGCGAGTCCTTCGCGTCACGGCCTGGAGCTCGAACTCCGCACCGATCACGGAGTCGACGCGCTTCTCGAGGCACCCCGGAATCTCGTCGTCCTCGCCCATGGCATCGACGAGCTTCGCGCTCTGGGAGAAGTCGCCCATCGCGTGCGAAGCTAGCGCCGCTCGCACCTGCGCAACGGTCCACGTCGGCTGGATCCCGGGGGTCCAGCTCGTGATCACCACGCGCAGTGATTGGCGCTGTATTTCAGACGGCGATGGCATGTTGTGTCAGTGACTGCAGCGCTGATTCTCGCGCGGAAAGCTCGATATCGGAGGAGCCCGGGAACGCATCGCGGCTGACGGCGCACCGGCAGCAGTAGACATGGTGTCGTCCTCGCCTATCTGGCTCGGTTGTGATCCACCCAAACTCAACAGGCTGGATCACCGATCGGCACGACCGATTGCGGCATCGCGTCGTTTCTGCCAGCCGTTGCCAACCCGTCATCTATCAGACCTCAGTCCGCTACGACCGCGCTCGTAGGCGCCTTTCACGGCAGCTGTGTGCAGCCTCGCGAAAGCGTTTCCTAGCGCGTCAACATCATCGTCGTGCTCCTTGCCGGAGCCAGTGAAGTTCGAGACCGTGTCAAGGAACGGCGTCAACCAGACCTCGCACTCTGGGAAATGCTCCTCGTCGGGAACCAGCACGTGCCCAGAGTTCCAAGCTGCTGCCACATCGGTGGCTGAGACGAGCTTGTCACCAGGCGGGTGCGTGACATCGATCGGTAGCCCGCGTGCTCGGAGGAACTGCGCTGAACCCTTCTCGGTGCCGGAGGCTCTCCAGTGCATCCTGTACTGCGGGTGCTGGACGTGGCGCGCCTTGAGAGTGAGAGCGAAATCGGGCGCCTCGACCTGGGCGCGGTCCACCCAAACCACGTAGTACCACGGGTCTGGGTCGCCCTTGCGCATCTCTCGGTAGAGCGTCAGGCAGATCGACCAGTCCCCCTGCGTCTTGGCCGTATAGGCTAGGTCGACGCCATAGACGCCGCGGAATTCGGTTGGGAGCCTCGTGTAATACGTAGGCTCATGGAAGACCTTGCCGCCCTTCGGGCGCGGGCGCCCCTGGTAGAGCGCCGCCCAACTGAATTCACCGACCAGCTTCTGCTTCTGCAGCAGCGATTCCAGTGACCACATAGCCGGGAAAAGTGGCTCTCCGCATGCTCTCCCGTTCGGGTCGTTGTCGTTTTCGGCGATGGCGGGTAGGTTTAGGTACTCCCACCCCTCATCCTTGAGTGTCCCGCTTAGGTCCTGCGGATGCCACCGTGTGGCGAGCAGTAGGATGGACCCAGAGGGGTGCACCCGAGTCTCTACCGCGTCTCGGTAGGCCTCCAGGATCACCTCGCGGCGCCTAGCTGAGTCGGCCTCCTTTCGGTTCTTCAGGGGGTCGTCGATGATCGCCAGGCCGTCTACCGGGTTACCGGTGAGACCACCGTCGATCGACGTGAAGAGGATCTGCCCGCCTCCCGGCAGGAGCATCTCGGAGAGGGTCCCCGAGACGACTACCCCGCATTCAGCCAGCAGGCGCTTGACCTTGCGGGCCACCACACGAGCCCGGTCCTGGCTGTAGGTGATGTAGGCGTGGCGTAGCTTCGGCGCCCTGAGCGCGATCCAGACCAGGCCGTGCAGGGTGCACTCGGTTTTGCCATGCTGGGGCGGGGCCGAGAAAACTACCCGGAGCCCTCCGCCAGC